ACTGCTTATAATATTAAGACGGAACCAGCACTCTGCTGTTCCCAAAAACATAGCCCCAGGCTATGCAAAACTTAATACTAATATATTAGCAGACGTGATAGCCTGTGACCGACCCTTAACGTTGAGTATTGTTAAGGAATGAACATCTTCATAGGACCCTTTATGTGGTGGTTAAAAAGGGCCCCTTACCAAGAGATTATTCACCGGAGTCAATCGCAACTCCGTTGAGCCTACATACCAAGATTGTAACATGATATGCAGACACGCTCTATTTCCCGAGCAAGGATAATGTATATAGGACTTCCACCTATTCTCCGCACTGGTATTTGTACGAAATTCTTCTGTTGACCACCTATGCCACAAGATAGTTCTTATGCCACAGGCTTGAGCCGAGAAAGAAACCAAATTGGAAATCTTCACCAACTGATATCCACGTATCTACGATAGTCTTCACTGAACTGACATAACCAATTCGTAATTCGTGGTACTGCCCATTCGTTCCAGCAGTTCTCATCTGCTTAACGTCTACATAACGGACAGGGGTGTAATACGGACATTCTATTTCGACCACTGGTTTTATAATAGGCAGACACATCGCTGTACCGCCCATCGCCGAAAAGTCGTTGTAGATCGCCGCGTTGAAGGTGCTATTAGTACTACCCAAAGTTGTACTTGTGGGTGCCACATTGGCTGAACCATAAGAATCGAACCTAGTTACCATAGCATAGTTGTGGGGAGATGCACCATTTATGAAATGTTTGTACCGGATAGAACCCCTGTATCCCGCGAACATACTAGCTAAGTAAGCAATCAATGTCATGCTTACAAAGTTAACAGACTTCGCTAGACCTACAGAGGAATGTATTCCAGAACTATCAGTTCCAGGCCCAACGGGAAAATTTCGATAAGTGAATTTCAGCTGGGGATACGCGGATGCCCCACTAGTGACTACGTTAGTGATATATTTAGTATATCTCTTCAATAACACTCGAAAACTCACAATCCTCTCTCCAAAGATAACTTTGGCTAGATCATCACTGTTGTATTCTGAACCAACAGTTAAATGATCTTCACAATTGTCAAAACATTCCCACTGAGCTTGTGGCACCAGGCATAATGACGTTAATATAGCGGGTGAAGGCACGAATAATTCAAAATCATCTCCTGCTTTCACAAACACATTAACTTTAACGCTATTGTCTATAACGTCATTGGGCGCTGTGAGCTGGCTAAATACAGCTATAGTAAGAACTCCATTATCTGTAGCAGAGCTAGGAGAAACTATAGCTGTGTTTGACCACAACTCTGTGGTTGAAGTGAAATTAATGGATCTCATAGACAGCACTAAAGTGCTAGAAGCCCAACCGATGTTCATTTCAAATTCTCTTAAATCGCCTAAATCCACGATCTTCGTGTAATTGACGTTAAACTTTGAAACACCTTGTTGAGAAACAGGGTCATATAAGACACGTAACCTCCCTTTGTGGTAATCCGTGCACACCACTTGAAACCGAAAGGTAATACTACCTTTCCAATAAGCAAATGGTGCACACGCTGAAGCTAAGGCTGTTGGAGCCACTGTCACTGCGGATGAATTCCAATGCGCATATAACATAGGTGTTACAGGGATTGAAAATAAAATTGTATCCGCAGCGGTTCCAACAGACCATGTGAATTGTGTCAAATACGACTCTATTTGGGCCATAGCTAACACGCCAAGTTCATCTCTACCATCTAAACCCATCACCCTAGTGTCAATAGTGACTCCTTGTTTGGAGTCAACTGTTAACTTAATAGAAGTGTCGGGTAAGTCGGTAGATGTCATAGTAGCAACTGGGTCGTTCGACATACGCATGGGTGTATCTAAAGTTAATGGTCTAGAATACCCTAGCATATTGGCTATTCCTGCAACTGCCCCTGCAGCTTCAGTAGTAGCCATGGCGAATGGTCCGATCATGGGTAGATTCCTAGCCGCTGCAGCAGCACGACTTAACACAGAAGCTGGTCTTGAAATCATTCCGGAATATTCATCCTTTACTTTTTCTTTTCCTGCTTGTGCAGTTAAACCATACGCTGGGAACGATGTAGGAATAGACATTTCTATATCTTCTGCCCAAACGAAGCAACTAACGTTGACTGATTCAGTACCGGCGTTAGCGTGTTTCAATTGATTCATTGAAATCACACTAATTTTTCCCATATCGTACCAATCTCCGTTCGTTACTTCGAACCAGTTGTATTTGTTAAAGAACGGTAATCTCATGCAAGCACCTGTAGACTCCATAGGTGTTAAAAACACTTTCGGTCTCTGAGATGCCAATACTAATTCTTGAGCTATACCAGTTCCTTGAGGGGATCTCCCATCCATTGTGGTTGTAGACACACAATTTATAGACGTATTTGGCATGTATGATGCCATCAATTGTCCATATAAGAATGGGTTGCCATTTAACACGAATTTGACACACAGTGTACATCTCATAAGATAAAAGTGTGTTAATCTGTTAATGACGCGGGCGTCTGCGAAAAAGGAGGTCCATGGATCAATCAACCAATTCACATTAGTTGCTTGTTCCCATTTACCTCCGCTCGATCCGGGAATATCAATTCTAATAGGCCTAGAAAAGAATCTAGCCAATTCTGCGTCATGATAGCCGGCCATATTTCTTGTTGGATCTACAGGAGTTGACATATCTATCTTCTCCTCTTCGCTAGTTCCAACAAAATCGGTTGTTTGTTCAATGTCTTGTTCGTTTTGTTCTGGAAGTCGTTTGTTGAAGTGGTGAGAGTGACTTACCCCTCACCACCTTTTGTGTCTATTCTAACATTATGCAAGCCTCCATTCCTTTCTAGACATAAGGGATGTGGTAATCAATACACATGAATCTACGTGCTTTTACCGGTGTAGTGCCCGATGTGAAACATTTTATACTTTACGTTCTACACTAAGTTCGCGGGGGTGGCATAGCCACCCCCGCGTGGGGGATCATTTTAACGCCCGTTCCCCCATGGGCGGTTTGATTCCTTATTTCAGGAACCACCTACTATCTCGAGCAAACAAAGTGCTCTTGACAGACACTACATCTTTTGGCAATTTATCCCAACTATTGGGCCTCTTACCTTTCCAATCAAACTTGTGAGAATTGGATTTATGTAACGTTCTAACGTATCTCTTCATCTGGTACATAAAATCTGGCAGCGGATCTGTATAATCCACCATATCGCAAGCTTGAAGCACAGCTTCCACTTTACCACGGAATTTCTCATACACCACTTCTCCGTAGTAGAACATCTCTCTTAACGCACCATGCACTACTTGGTTGGTCCATACTGTATCGGATTCATAAGAACCTTTCCAATACAAACTTTTCCAAATGGACTTCATATCCAAAGGCATAATGACTGTGTCATACCTGATGTCCTCGCACTCAAAAGACATTTTCACAAACTGTCTTTTAACGAACTCCGCATTTCTTTCAGCATAAGGGTTTTCCATATCCTCACTCAAGACGCTATACAACTTATCAAATTCTTTTGTAACAACGCCTTTCTGTGTATCTGTGTACTCAATATCGCACAGCTTAAACTCATTAGTAAAACTATTCATATTGAAATACGGCTTAAGGTCTTCTCTCACTGAACCTATATGGTCATCCCCCACGGTTATCAAACTAGCCACTTGGTACAAATCTGGAGCTGAATATTTGCCACCACAAACTTCCATCTCTATTGTTGGACCATCATAATGGATAGGACACTTAAACCACTTCGAATAAAAAGCATACGCATCTAAAAACTTAGTACGCTTATCGTTCGAATGTATAGTGTCACCATGACCTGACGTGGTCATACCATTCACAGCACCAGCTACCTTGTTAACCAGAACACGTGGAAACATTAACTGCTTTGATACTTCTTCTGCTCTCTGAACA